TCAGTGCTTCAATGCTATCAACACCTAATTCTTGTAGGTTTCTGACAACAATTGAATTGTTAAGAACGTCTTGAGTTGACTCTTCATAAACTGGGCCAGTCCAACGCCATAAAACTGTAACGTCGCCGTCCGGAATCAAGCCTGTTACGCCGGGAGGTACGATTTTTGTCTCCATGCAAGCCATCATGATCTGTTTGACTTGCTCGTCAAACCCAATCATTGCTTGCTTGTATAGATCATTTTCTTCTACCGGTGCATCTTCGGGCGGCTCGATTGGCTCTTCCAAGCCAGATGCTTTTGCTAAAGTTGCCCGGAATAACCGCTCTTCTTGAAAGATAATTAATTCAAGGCAACGGGCAATACCATATGAATAAATTGCGGTTGCTTTTTTCTTAGACGTTGCAGAAACACGTCCAAATAGCGATTTGTATTCAGTTGCTGTTACGCCTGCTGAAATAGATAATTCATCAACACCACCCAAGGCAGTACGGACTTCTTCTCTATATTGACGTGCAAATGAATTTTGGTCTCCGGTGATAGCGTCTGGGACAATATATCCAACTCGGTCGTTTGGCTCCAGGTTAGCAATGACGCGTGGAACCCGGATCTGACCATCAACTCCACGACCGATAGGATCTTGTTTAAACGTAGAACGACTCAGTGCAGATAAGCTTCCAAACCCTGAGTTTGCTGCAATAGATGGTCTCTGAACAGCAGTGTCCGCTCCAGACTCCATAAGGTCTGTCTTGGGACGAGATGATAACAGTGTTGGGTTTCCAAAGAACTGAACGTTCTTTCTCATGGTGCGGACCAACTCGTCATGCACCACGATGTGGCTGGCCATTGCATCAAACTCACCGGTGCCTTCCGTCGAGAACCCCTTGGGGTTGTTAAAAATTTCAACACAAGGAATAAAGCCCAGACTGTTTTTAAATTTTTTAGTTTTGCCAAGAGCTGTATAGTTAGGCATATCAAAAGACATTTCGCCTTCTGAATGTGTCTCTTCAATTGTGCGACGTTTAATTGAAAGCCGTATATAACGTTTGGCGCCTTGGCTACCAAGCGTTGCAGTCCCTGAGATATTAGAAACATTTACGTTGTCACCAAAGCCATTGCCCTGCTTGACTTTGTAGCTATAGATGATTACAACTTCGTCCAGCTCTCCATCAACGTTGTAGTAGCTACGGTATTCGTGATTACGGAAATAATAAAGCCTGTAATTAGACTTGGTCGGACGGATATAAAAAATTCCTTTACCGTCACATAGAAAGTAATCCCAAATTGAATCTAAACGAATATCAAGTTGATTATATTTAATTACACGATCAATAAAGTCTTTGCGTTGATTGCCAAAGTTGTCTTGTGATGGAAAAAACTCAACACCTTGACGGATGCCAAACATCTTCATCTGGGCAAGATGCGACCCCACAATCATGGTGTCGACATGGGCACCAGGATCTTTTTCGACCGCAGCGTCGATAATCTCTTTTAAACGAGCTTTGGTATCGACAGCCATTAATCTTTAACCTGTTCTTTTTGAATCTTAGCAGCTTTGCGTTCCTTTCTATGCTTTAACCAAGTTTTGAAAAAGGTTAATTCACCAAAGGTATAAAGCCATGGTTTTTTAAGCGCTTTTTTAACTAATTTTTTTTCTTTGGTCATGACACAATTTTATTCTGGAAGCCAGGAGGAACAGTTTGACCTAGCTGAGGGCCAGCATAAAAACCAGCGTTACCCATTGGCGTCATGCCGGGCATTAAACCAGCCATGCGCACAGCAGTAGTTGGAATAGATTCTTCCATTCGTTGCTGGCGCATCCTTGGGTCTAAAATTTGAGTGGGCATGTACATGTTAGGGATTTGTGGTCCCACGCCAGGCTGGGCCGGTTGCTTATTGGGATTAATGTCAAAACTGGGGCTGCCAGCAATGAAAGAACTATCCTCAGTATTATCTAAAAATGCCGAGTTAGCAGCAGGTATATGACGTTCAAATGGATCATTTGGATTGGCGCCGTATGTTCCGGGTCTTACTGGAAACATTTGTTTTAAAGAAGGCTTGGCTCCAGGCTTAAGATATTGACTGGGCTGTTGAGCGGGAATATCCCACTGTGCATTTGGCAATAGATCTTTTAAAGAACGGCCACCAGCAACCAAGGGACTATATCCAACAGAAGGGAAAAAGCCGGGGTTGCCGGGTGCGCCTGGTACGTTTGCAGATCCGCCGTAATACATTTCTCTATATCCTTGATCTTTCTATTTTACTCTTCTAATACTTCGTACCCAGCGGGGTCGTTTAATTTACTAATGATAATTCCTTCGCCCTTTAATTTCCAATCAAGAACATCTCCCTCTTCCCACCCGAGGCTTTCAAGCACTTCTTCAGGAAGAATGATGAATTGTTCACCGTTTTCATCTTCTTGGATCTCAAGGACGTAGCTCATGAAACTTAAAGTTTTTCAATAAGCTTATCAAGTTTTGCATTAATTTGCTTAAAGTTGTCATGCATTTGCTGGAGTTCACGCAAGAAATCAACTTTTAATACGTACTCCAAAGGCATTCGGTTGATATGCTCTTGAAGAATGTCAACCTTTTTTTCGTTCTCTAGAATGCGCTCGTATAGAGCGTGTAAACGGTCTTGGTTCCGACCCCAAAAATTATTAGGAAGCGCAGCCACAATTTGAAGTACATTTTCTTTTATTTTACAATCAGTAATCAAGATGCAAGTTGCCCTTCCTTGCTAGACCGGTTACTAACCACACCAAAGCATCGACACAATCGTCGTGACCACTGACTCCAAAGTTAGTTAACTCTTCGAATAAATTTGTAAAATTTCTAAACCGATTAAAAATAATCTTACGGTCTTCAAACATACCAATAATGCCTCTAAAACGAGCAAGTTTATCTGCTCGGAATCCTTTGACAGGATGCCAAAGTAAGTTATATAAACCTTCTTCATTTAGGCAAACTCTTTTAAAGTCTGCCTCCAAAGAAGCTTGGTACGCTACAGCTTCAGACCAAATTTCACACGTTGAATATGTTGGAAAATAATTTTTGTTTTCATCTTGCCCAATAATCGACCAATCATTAAGCAATTCTTTCATTGCATCTAGTTTTTCCAGGTTCCCCATAACGCGAATACGTCGATAATCAATAATATGGATGCGATCCTCAATCCGACCACCCAATATAAACACCGTGTAATCATTCTTTTCTTTAATGCCTGCAGACAAGTCAACGCCAATCCCCAGGGCATCAAACTCTGTTGCAATTTCTGCCTTGACAATAAGTTCTGGCGCCAATGAAAGTTCATTTTGCCTAACAATTTGATTCATGTATTGAAACGAAAAAGCAATAGGAGCCTGTCGTTTCTTTTCTTTTAGGTAGTCTAGTGACCACATGTCAGGCCAGTAGGATTCCTCTTCTCCTGTTTTGGGATCGTTTTGAATTGCTGACAAAACAATCTGAGTCCAGTTGTTCTGTTCGTTAAATGTCGTGGCGTGAATGTCATCATGCCTGAATCGAGTACCAAGGCAGATGGCTCTGGCGCCTTCAAACATGGTTGGTGCAATCACCGCATTCCAGTTGTCCTGCATTGTTTTACGAATGTCAGGGTTGCCAATATCAGCAGCAGACTTAATAGCGTCATCAATCATTACCAAGTGCGAACGTTTCGAGGTCACCGAGCCTTTAAGGCCTGCAGCGCAAAGTGTAAATTGTTCATCACCTGTGACATCAATACCTGCAAATTTATGGTCAATGGACCAATACTCATTACTTGTGACATTTTTAAGGAGACGAACCTTGGGGAATACTTCTTGATATCGTTTGCTTTCAATGATGCGTTTAATGGTTGCTGACTTGGAACGTGCAATATCAACTGTGTACGAAAGATAAAGAATCTGCAAAGGAAGTTTGGCTTCAGTGTGGACGCCAATTGCCCAAGCTGTTAAAAGACCAAGAACTGTGCTTTTTGCTGAGCCCCTAGGTGCAAGGAGATCGACGTTGGGGCCAGCAATTTTAATTAAACAGTTACTGTCTTCGTTTGTTACAAAGTGGCGATGCCATTCTTTGTGATGTGCCGCCGGTGGTTTGTCGGCTACATAATCGCAAAAATAACCAAAATCTTCACGTGCAAGTTTCGCTTGTTCGTAATTTTTGGGTTCTTTGACTTGATGGTTCCTTGCCGCCGCACGTGCATTACGCCGATACGCGAGATGAAGGTAAGACGGCATGAGCTAGTACCAGGTATTACTGAATACTAACTTATTTCTTTTTCTTTTGTTTTTGACGCTGGTACTGCTGTGCTTTTTCCAAAGCTGCTTTCCGCTTGTCTTTATCAGACATTTCGGTACCGTCCTTGTTTGTTGCTTCTTTCTTCTTGAAATGAGCAACAAGTGCGGGTGGCATTTTTGAATCAGACATCAGCGGAAAGGACGGTTGGAATAACCTGCACCCATAGTAATACCCTTAGGTGAAGTAGGAGGACGTTCTTGATCCATTGGACGCCTGGGGCCAGGACCAGCTTGTGGGGGAGCAGGGCTTTGTGCGGGAGCCGGAGCCGGAGCCTGGCCGAAGGGTGATCCTTGTGCTGGAGGATATTGATTACCACCACCGTGTTGTTGCATGTAGTTGTTGTATGCATCCAGGAAGCGGTTATCTTGTCCTTGGGGTTGAGTAGGGCTTCCTTCGACAGTTGGGCCACCAGCTGGCTGAGGACGGTTTGGTGTGGTGCCAGGTTGTGCTTGTGCCGCTTGTGTTGCTGGAACATTAGCCACCGCTTCTTTCGCTTGGTTCAAAGCGTTCTGATAAAAGCTAGAGCCGCCTGCGCCTGGCACGCCAGATGTTGGTCTTTTTGCTTGACCGCCCATAATGGTTATCCGTATGAAATTTTATTGTTAGTACTCATTATAAAAGAAGTATTGTTTTATTTTTATTCTTCTAGTTGCATACGAGCCCACACGCTCATTGAAGCTTCTTGCAAGGGAGATTCAATGGGATCATCTTTGAAGATAAACATCAACTCACGAATAGCGCGATCAGCTCCAGCCATGAGAAGACCTTTGCGATCTTTGGAAGAAGTAAACTGCTCTACCTGTGCAATTGTGCCGCGTAATTCTTTTTGCATGCTGGCAATACGAGCGACTCCTGCGTCCCGCTTGACGGCATAATTTTCAATGTCTTCTCGAAGTTTTCGAATATCCTCTTGCATTTCTGCAATTTCATCTAAGAGGATTTTACGGTGATCGGGTTTTTTATGATGTGTTTTAATCCACTCTTCACACGACACAATGCTTCCTGTATAACCAAGAAATTTGGCATACAGAAAACACTCAATCATTGAGTAGTTGTCTTCGGCAAATGAACAAAAAGACTCTTGAGTGGCTGAATCAAGATTGTCGAGCCACGTATCAAACAGCTCAATACTTATAAGCTTGTTGTGCTTGCTTATAGTCGCGCTCTTCGTCGCGCTCTCTGAAAGTTTGCTGTTGGGTGTTAAGAGCTTCTTGTTGGGCACGAGTGTCCTCTAATTTTTTCTTGGAAAATTCGTAAGCAACACCTGCGGCTTTTCTGTACGTCTCCAGGGGGAAATCAGCAGCCGCATCTCCGGTTGAATCGGAGAACGGATCTGCTTCTGTCCAGCTACCTGAATCGTCTTTATAGCCCCAGATGTTTGCCACGTTTATTTCCTAATCTTAGAAGTTGCTCATCATTTGAGCAAGGCCTTGTGCATAGATGTTGGGACGAGCCGAAACATCTTTGGCTTGCTGCTGACGAATCTTGGAGCCTTCCAGGCGGCTGAGGAGGGTTTGGAAGTCGCCCAAGGAAGCTGCGCCCATGCCGCCATAAGCTTGTTGGAACTGTTGCTTATCAACAATTGCTTTGTCTTCGGCAGACAGACCTTGATAAATGGGGTCGTTTTTGTAATCCATATCGTTTGCCATGTTTTGTAAATTGGCTTTTTAAATTATAGCAAAACTATTTTTAAGACCAGAAACCTGACGTAAGATTTGATAACAATTGACCCTGTGCGGCAATTCTAGTTACGTCCTTGGTGCCTTCGTTTTTGATTTTCTGGGTATCCTTGTCAATCTGTCCTTGAAGGTTGGTCAGACCAGCGTTGTACATAAAATCACGTTTTTGACGCATGGCTTGTTGGAACTCTTCAATTTCAGCCGCTGTGCCGGTAAATGATGTAGGCGCTGCCGGTGCGTTAACGCCGGTTGTTTCTGCGGTGGTGCCGGAGAATGTCGGATCTAACACTGCATTGTAATTAAATGTCCGTCGGCCTGTTTTTGTTTCATACCCTTCAGGACTCTTAGTAGTTTCCTGCTTTCCATACATCGTGTCGTAATAACTGCTCAAATAGTTATCATTAAACTTGCTTTGGTATTCCTGTCCTGATTTAATTGAGTTAACCAGGTCACTCAGTTTATATTCGCCTGTTTTGGCAAGGTTTTCAAAACTTGCAAGTTCTTCTTGTTTTGCCTCACGTCCTAAAATATCTTTGTATGTTTGGCCAGCGAGCAGTTGTTTCTTGGCACCGGCCGTTTGGGTTGCGATACCAATAAGATTGTTGATATCACCTTGGGTGTATCCGGTACCTAATTTATAACGATCTTCGTAATCTTTTAAAGATTGTTGCGCTTGGCTTGAATCAACAAGACCAGCGTTGTATTGGTTTAATAAGTTTGTACGATAAGCGTCATATCCAGCGGCACCTGTAGATTTGATACCTGCAACAGCGGCGGCTTCAGACTCAGCGGCAGCGGTTGATTGCGCATCAAGAGTTTTTTGGCGCTCCAACATATAATTGTTGTATGCCTGGATGGTGGGATCCGGGCCCGGTGCTTGATATGTCTTTTTCTTTCCCATGATTACTGTCTTATGTTCCTATTGTTAATTACAATTCTAAACTAAAGAACCTGAGGTATAGCCAGGCATATTGCCATAACCAAACGGCTGTTCTGCAACTCGACCAAACATTGCATCAGTTACTGCACGCTTTTCAGAAAGCGTACGATTCATTGCATCAATATTATTTTGCCAACGAAGTTTTTGTGCGTCAGGAGAAAGTACATCTGCAAAACCACGTCTACGATCTTCAGACTCAAGCACACTTTTACGTGGATCTAAATAAGCTTGTTGATAATTAGCTGCATTACGCTGAAGACCTTCTTCAAATTGCTTTGCGCCAGTAAGAGCATACTGTCCGGCAAGTAAGTTTTGAAACCCAGCACGTTCTGCTGCCTGGGCTTGCATCTTTGCAGCCTCAAACATTGCATCGGCTTGGCGATTCATCGCGTTGCCTTGCATGATGCCGCTAAAAATACTAGCGCCTGCCCCTAATGCTGCTCCTACTGGAAACATACTGCCCCCGCCTGCACCCTTTAAAATGCCACTACTAGGATTATAAGATGTAGAAGCTCCCCAACTTGGAGAGAACGAGCTGGTTCCGGACGGGTCAAAGTTAGACATTTAGACGTTGTAATAACGCATTACAGGAACACCGGCTCCAAGGCGGGTTAATCCTTCGGTGGCTGCTGCGCCACGTGCATAAGCATCGCCAATACCTGCCGTCAGTCTTGCAATTTCACCTGGATCGGTGTAACCAGCGGCGGCGGCACGTGCACCAGCTCCTAAATTAGCAATAATATCGTTAGTTAAACGATACTTCATTTGCTGGTCACCTTGAGCTTTGTAAAATTCAAGAGCAGCTTGACGTTCAGCATTTTTATATTCAGGAGACATTTGATATCTGACAATATCAAATAAACTTTGCGTATCAGAAGAACCAGCCGTTGGTAAATAACCACGATAAACAGCTTGTTGTTCTGGTGTTGCATTTTTATATTGTGCAGAATCAAATAATT